AGTAAAGCAGCAGGACGTTGGGAGACATCACAAGGCGGTGAATACTTTGCAGCTGGTGTTGGTGGTGCGATCACGGGCCGTGGTGCAGATCTATTGATCATTGATGACCCACACTCAGAGCAAGATGCAATGTCCAAGACCGCACTAGAGTCAGCTTACGAATGGTATACATCAGGTCCACGTCAACGTTTACAACCAGGTGGTAAAATAGTTTTGGTTATGACTCGTTGGAGCACAAAAGATTTAACAGGTATGTTAATTAAAAATCAAAGTGAACCAAAAGCTGATCAATGGCACGTGGTCGAATTTCCAGCAATCATGGACCACGGATCAAAGCCCAAACCAGTGTGGCCTGAGTATTGGAAGATGGATGAGTTAGAGAAAGTACAAGCAACATTGCCAGTTGCTAAATGGAATGCACAGTGGATGCAAAATCCAACAGCAGAAGAAGGAGCAATATTAAAACGTGAGTGGTGGCGAATCTATGACGATGAAGAGATACCACAACTACAACATGTCATACAATCTTACGACACAGCGTTTCTTAAAAAAGAAACAGCAGACTACAGTGCTATAACGACTTGGGGTATATTTTACCCTGACGAAGATAGTGGGGCCAATCTCATACTTCTCGATGCCATCAAAGGTAGATACGAGTTCCCTGAGTTACGTAGATTGGCCCTTGAACAGTACGATTATTGGAAACCTGAAACTGTGATTATTGAGGCAAAAGCATCAGGTCTACCTTTAACATACGAGCTTAGGCAAATGGATATACCAGTCGTGAACTTCAGTCCATCAAAAGGCAACGATAAGCACGCCCGTGTAAATGCTGTTGCACCTTTGTTTGAAAGTGGTATGATATGGTGTCCTCAGCAAAAATTTGCTGAAGAGGTCGTGGAGGAGTGTGCTTCATTCCCTTATGGCGATCATGATGACTTGGTGGACTCTACAACCCAAGCCATAATGCGATTTAGACAGGGCGGTCTAATCGGTCATCCTGAAGATTATGTAGAGGAAAAGGCAGATTATAAAAAAAGGAATTACTATTAATGTTTAGAAGACAAAAATTTGCACTGGCAGGAGTTGTTAAAATATCAAAAGCAGCAGCCAAAGCTGCAGAAAAAATAAAAAAAATTAACAAGAAAGACATAGAAAAGTTTGGAGCTAGTTTCTCTAAAATGAAAAGAATGTTAGAGAAGCTGAACCAGCCAGCCGTTGATGCGTATAAGAAAACAATAAAACAGATTAAATCAAGAATTACAAAAGGTAAGTCTAAAGAAGATATGAAAGACATGCAGGATGCTGCAGATATTCTTAACAAAAAATTATTTAGAGGTTCTAAAGATCTTGTAAAAAGATACGAGAGCCTGCCAGATGTTAGATCAAGATTTAGAGGTGCACCAGGACGTCAAAGAAAATTAGTTAAAGGTGTTACTAATCCTATGAAGAGAGCAGAGATTCTACAAAAAGATAGATTAAAAAGATTTAAAGAAGAAGGTTTGCCAGAAATGAAAAAATATAAACCAAGAAAGTTTAGAGGAGACTAATGGCTGTTGGTGGATTAAAAGCACTGTACAACTTAATATTAAAAGATGCCATAAGAGGATCTGGTGGAGCTTCTGGTATTATGTCAATCGGTGATAGTGTAAGAGCACTTGCTCAAAAAAGATTTCAGTCATACGTAATGTCAGCACAAAAACAAGGTGTGGACTTAGATAGATTTAGTGAAGGCCAGTTAAAATACATGCTTGAGATGAACAAGGCAGGCAACAAAGTAAAAATGAAACAAGCACCATCAATTAAAAAAGATAATGTTATCGAAGCTAATTTTGGTAAACCTTTTAGAGAAGAAGTAGAAGATATGAATTTAATGAAAGCGATAGAAGATGCTTCACCAGGATTTGCAAATGATATAAAAGTTGATGCAGAATTAGTTGCAGAAAATTTGGCTGCAAGAATGGGTAAAGTTTACGATGATCTTCCTACAAAAGAAAGATTAGATTTTTACGACAAAGCGTACACAGGTTTGTCAAAACAAAGATTTAAGGATATGAGAAAACCATATGATGATGATCTTCCAGAAGACATGGCAGATGGTGGACGTATTGGTTTTAAAAAAGGTATGGACAGAAGAACGTTTATGAAAATTATGGGAGGTCTTACAGCATTACCTGTAGTAGGTAAATTTTTTAAAGGTGCAGAAGTTGCAGCGCCTGTAGTAGAAAAAGCAGTGGATGTTGCAAGTGGAGCGCCACCATATTTTTTTAACCTTGTAGATAGAATCAGAGCATTAGGAAAAAAATTTTCTGGTCCAAAAGAAAGATCAGAATCTTACAGTTATAAAGATTATCAAATGGATATTGATCTTGATACAGGAAAAATAGATATTAAAAAAACTAAAGAGGCTATGATACCAGGCGGTGATGAAGCAGGAGTAGCAGAAGAAGTCTACATGACATACAAACCAGGCGTAGCTGATGAAACAACAAAAGGTAAAAAAGTTGTAGATGAGTACGAAGAGTTTACTGCAAGACCAGACATTGATGGTAAGATGAAAGACGTTGAGGACGGTGTTCCTGATGAAGTTGTTAGAGAAGGCAGCATTGGCAAAGAAGAACTTGAACAAGAAATAATAGAACAGATTGCTCGAGAGAAAAAAGCATCAGGTGGTTTAGCTTACATGTTAGGAGAATAACGTGGATCTTGTTAAAAGAATATTACAATTGTCTAACGTATACGACGACAATCCAGAACTAGACAGATTAATTAGTAGTAAACAAATTACAACTGCATCAAATATAAATAGACCTAGACAAGCTCAAGTAAGACAACTCTTTGAAGATTTTAACGAACGTAATCCACTAGCAGGTGGCGGTATGTTAGTTGAGCCAGGTTTTGGTGGCGTGAGGCAGGGATATAAAAAACCAATAGATAAAGGAGGCAGGCCAATAGCAAAAACAGGAGTAAGCGCGTACATAAGAGAAGTTTTAGGAAAACTTCCTAAAGGAGGTAGATTTGATGCTGAAGCTCTTGCAAGAGATATAATACAAAAATTTCCAGATTCTTCAAAAAGTTTTATAGATAAAAGAGATGGAAGTGTCTCAACCTCTACAATTTTTAAAGTAATTCAAAGGGACAAAAGTTTAATACCTTTAAAATTAAAACCATATAGCCAAGCTGAAAAAACAATTATACGTGTGCAGAATTTTATAGATGATTTTATTAAAACAAATGAAAGAAATCCAACTGTTGGAGAAGTAAAAGTTGGTGCAAAAACAGACCCTACACAATTAACAAAATATAAAAAACAAGGGCTAATAAAAGGCATGCAAGACACTCTATTTGATGCACATGAGAGAGCCATTAATTACATCTCAAAAACTAAAAATCCAAAAATAAAAGATTTACAAAAATTAATTGGAAACACCCCTGTTAAGGATGCAAAAACTTTGTTGAGCAATATGTATTTGAGAACACTAGAGTCTATGAGAAATAGAGCGGCTGGTATTGATCAACCAAGATCTGTTTATAAAAATTTTTCAATTGAGGAATTAGATTCTTTAAAAAGAAAAATTAGAGCTTTTCCAGGTTTTGAAGATTTATATACAAGACAAATAGAAGATTTAGTTTCTGAAGCGTACAAAGACCAACCTAAAAAATTAAAAACAGCTTTAAAAAAAATTGGTAGATTTAAAAAATTAAACCAAGATCTTCAAAAACTAGGAATTAATTTACAACTAGACCACCCTCTGTCATATGACTTTGTAAAAAAAGCAAAAGGAGGAACAGACCCTGAAGAACTAATTAGAGTAAAACCTATACCTGATAGAGTTAATCTTTTTAAATCAAATTTAGACAATAAATTAATTGACATATCTAACACCTTAAAAAAACAACCTGCAAATAAAAACGCTTTAAATTTATACAATGATATACAGTCCATAGCTAATGATCTTCAAATAGATGTGGGTAAAATATCTAAGGCAGGTAATATCATATCTGCACAAGCAGCAAGAGTAGGCGATGTTCCTTTACTGCCAGATGTTAGAAAAGGAGCTGAAAGACAAAATGCTTTTAGAAAATTTGTAAAAAATGTTTCTAATGATCCAAGAATAAAAAGACTAGGGATTAATTTAAAAGAATTAAAAAATTTAGCTAAACTACCAAAAGTAGATGTTGCAAAGTACGATGCAGCTGTAAATAAATTTATAAGAAAATCTGGAACATTTGCATTACCTTTTGCAGCAGGATATTTTGGTATAAAAGAACTTTCTACTCCAACACAAGCGGCTGATGGCACAGAGGCAACAGGACTTACAACTGGAGAAAAAATTGCAGGTGGTGCGGCAACAGCTGGTGCTTACAAGTTTAGAAAACCAATTATAAAAGGAGCTAAGGCTGTAGGTAGAGGAGCTTTAAAATTATTGGGTCCTCTAGCTGTCCCTTTAGAAGGTGGTTTTGTTTTAAGTGATTTAAAATCAGGAGCGTCTGTTCCAGAGGCTTTAGCTGATGTTGTTATGGCTGGTGGTATTTTTAGAGAGAGGGACAAAAGAAAATTTATAGAAGATAAATACGGAACAGAAACTCTCAACAGATATGTTGCTGCAAAGACTCCTGGTATCACGGACACTGTAGACATGCAAACAGCTTTACCTGCATTGTCTCAAGAGTTACAAGCAATTGATGCTGAGGCTGACGCTTATCTTGAAACATTAAGAAAACAAAGAGCACTAGATTTTGAAAAAAAATCTAATCTACCAAAACCAGAGATAGACGCTTTTCAAGCAGCAGGCGGTGGTATTGCAAAATTAGCAGGTGTTCCGTCAGGCCCACCACCAGAATCAGGACCTAACTCACAAGGGTTGCCAGGACTGTTAAAACGTGTTAAAAAATTATAGGAGTATTAAATGGCAGAAATAGATAAAGGACTCCCGAACACTCGTACTGAAATAAAAATTCCTTCAGAGGATGAATTAGAAACAGTTAGTGTACAGGAAGAGACACCAGAAAAAGGACCTGTAGAGGTCACACCAGAAGAAGATGGTGGCGCAACGATAGACTTTGAACCGGGAGCTATAAACATACCTGGGACTGAAAATCATTTTGATAATCTAGCAGATATTTTACCTGATGATATTTTAGATCCGATAGGTAATGAAATGGTTCAAAATTATTCTGACTACAAAGCGTCAAGAAAAGATTGGGAAAGTTCTTATACACAAGGTTTAGATCTTTTAGGATTTAAATATGAAAACAGAACAGAACCGTTTCAAGGAGCTAGTGGTGCAACACACCCAGTACTGGCAGAAGCTGTTACACAGTTTCAAGCACAAGCTTACAAAGAATTATTGCCAGCAGACGGACCAGTAAGAACACAAGTCGTTGGTTTAAAAAATCCCACAACAGAACAACAAGCAACTCGTGTAAAAGATTTCATGAACTATTTAGTTATGGATCAAATGAAAGAATACGAAGAAGAGTTTGATTCTATGTTATTTCATTTACCACTTGCAGGTTCTACATTT